AGCCCGGTGCGCCAACAAAGACTGACACAGGCTCGATGCGATCGGGACGCGGATCGCGCAATGCAATGGCATCACCTCGGTAGCGCAAGGGCTCCAACTGAGGCTCCTTGGGCTCGTAATCGTCAGGGCAGACCATGAACCCGCGCCAGTTCTTACGCAGTATGTTGTACTTGTAGCGCTGGCCACAGTAGTCGCACAATCCGTAAGAATAGATGCCGGTTGCGAAGGCCATGTCATACCCCCATGTCCGGCACAACCTGCACGCTGGCGGTGTCTCGGTCTTCCAATGCGGCGCGCTGGAAATCTTCTTCGTAAATCGCCTTCAAGGCCGCAGTCCGGTCAGCCGCAAACTTAAGCGACAGGTAGTAGGCCAGGCCAGAAGCCAGGCACGGCAAGAACCTGAAGTTCACGTCGGCCGTGTTGGTGTAGCCACCGGCGTCTTGAATGCGGCGGATGCGGTAGTACACGAACGTGTACCCGGCAGCCGGGGCAGGGTAAAAGTACACCTTGGGGATGGTGGTGCGCTCGACGTAGAACTGCGCTGGGCGGGCCTGCGTGGTCTTGTCGGGGACGTTGAGCCAGTCTTCCCGACTGATGCGCTCAATGTACACATCCGTGTTGATGCCTTGGTTGTTTTGGCGAATAACCGCCTCAAGCACGTTGACAACCGACTCATCCAGCGCGATCTCGTAGACACCAGCGGTCAACGGGATAGACGCCTGCTCGATCGTCCACAAGTTCAGCCCGCGATTAGCCCAGTCGAGAAACAGCAAATTGAGCGAGCGGCGGGCCGAGGTGAGTTGGTACCCACTGGTCGCGCGCATGCCGCAGCGCTCAAACGCTTCCTCAACCAGATCGTCAATTGACAGGTTGAACGTGGTTGTGCCCGATGTGGCCATTTAGCAGGCTGCTCCGCCTTTTTTGTAGCCCTTGGCCATCATGCCACCGCCCATCATGCCCTTGGGCTTTTTCTTGGCAGAGCCACCTTTGGACATCATCACGGGACCAGTAGTCTTACTAGGCTCGGACATCACCTTGTTTTTGGGGCCGCTCTCAACAGCACCGCCGCCACGATTGGCGCAACCCATTCCTCTTCCAGCCATATCAAGCTCCTTTTTTCATTGCACGGCCTTTAACGTCGGCCGTTTTACGCTTCACGGCACGACCCATCTTGTCGGCCATGTCAGAATCTTTCATCATCTTGCCGTCTGGCATCTTGTGCATGCCAACAGCGCCGCCTTTTTTCATCTTGCCAACGCCGTCGGCAGCAAAAGCAGGCACTGATTTGCCGCCTTTTTTGACCATTTTCATTGCTGCTTTCATATGTTCCGTCCTTTTTGCATGTCATCGAGTTTTTGCTCGATGCGGTTGAACCTCTGATCCATGTGCACAACGAGCTTTTCCACCCGATCGTCCACTTCTTTACGCGTGATGTGCGGGTGCGATTGAGCAAAATGCCCAGGCGCGACACCTCATCGAACTTGCTTTTAAGCATAAATCCCATGAGACCCACCACAGCGGTTAAGACCACATTCCATACCAGCATCTCCACTTAACACCTCCAGCGCTTACGGGCCTGACGAATCCTGCTATCAGGGTCCTTTGCAGCCTCTGGAAACTGCTTCATTTGCCCCTCAGAGCGGGCGCAGTACGACGCCCGTCGCTTGGCCTCTGCCGGGGAAGGTTTGGCCGAGGTCACAGCTGTTTTTAGCTTGCTTCCAGGGTTTGCCTTGCGGTACGCCTCTACGCCCTTTTTGGTCATGCCAGCACCTTCCTTGGTCGGGCGGAAGTTTCCGCTCTTGACCGAGGTTTTGATGCCCATGCCCTTTTTGGTTGCCATTACGCAGCCGCTCCGCCTTCAAACAGCAGTGTCACGCTGGTCACTTCTGCAGAGCCGAACGTGATGTAGATGCCGTTTTCAAACAAGATGCCCATGTCTGGAATCATCAGGTCTTGAGAACCGGCAGATGCAGGGGTCAGTAAGGACAAACGGGCCGTGCCGCTGCTGCCGCCATCCTTGAGGACGAGGGTAGAAGCGGTGGCCGTGTTTGTGAAATAGACCCCCAGCAGACGTGTGCGGCCAGAGACGGCCGCCGCAGACGCCGTCTTCTGTACCGACTTGATGTTGCTGAAGCTCATGGCGGCTCCCTATTAGCTCAGGGCAGCGCCAACAGCGGTGACCCAAGCGGAGCCGGTGCTGATGACCAGGCAGTATTCGTTGTTGCCAGCACCGTTGTCGTTGATCAAACGGACTTGACCGGCGTTGCCAGCAGCGGCAGCTGGCAGTGCGGCAGTAGCGACAGCGGTCAGTTTAACGAAGTCGGCAAGGGTAACGTCGCCGGTCATGTCGCCCTCAAAGCCGTTCAACGAACGTACTGGGCCGGAGAAGGTGGTCAAGCTCATGATGATTCCTCACATGCGAGTTAAGGCACATCTGTCTGCATGTCGTCAGCCGGGACTGTCAGATGTGCCGGAAAAGCCCGGGATGGGCTCAATATAACCTATTTGCAGAAAAAGAAAAAGGGGCACAAGGCCCCTTTTTCTCGTTTTTCCAACCGCTTATGCAGCGCCGGGAGAACCGAAGATGCCGCGTGGGTCGCTGAAGCCGAAGCTGTAGCGCTCACGAGCCTTGTAACGGACGTTGCCGGTGTCAAAGTCGCCTTCGAAACCTGTCTTCAAGGACACGCGCTCAAACATCTTCATGCCGTTAGGAGCGTCAGTCTTGATGAAGAACGCGTCTGGATCGGTCAGGAAGTTGTTGACGGTGTAGCCTTGAGAGACCATGCCCATGTTGCGGATCGCGTTGATGTCGTTGTCCGCAGTGCCCACACGCAGTGTGGACTTGAGGATACGGTCAGCCGTGAACTGCAGTTCTTTAGGGATGATCAACTTCAGGCCCTGAACAGCGATCTTCAAACCGCGTTCGTCGGTGAACGCTTGGATGTCGATCAGAGCTTGTTCCAAGGAGGTCTCGGACAAGTCAGCGGCTGTTGCCAGGGTGTTGGACAGGTTAGGACCCTGCAGTGTGGGGTGGTTGGTCGCGCACAAAACAACGCCGTCGCCACCGATGGAGGTGGTGAAAGCGCCGTTCAGCACGGCCGCAGCCTTGATCTGCTTGGTCTGAGCCATCGAGCGGGCCAGGGCCTTGGTGTAGCGGGCCGACAGACGGTCGTAGAGGTTGTCCTCAACGGCTTCTTCGGTCAGCGAGAACGCCAGGGCGATGGTCTCGTGGGTGTAACGAGCTGTGTAGACTTCCTGCGCCTGGTCGTATGCAACGCCAGCGCCTTCGGTCTTCACAGGGGCTTCACCAAAACCCGATTCCATCACTTCTTCTTCAAACGCGCGGTCCGAAGATTCGATGGTGTAAATCTGAGTGTGTTGGTTCTCGTAGTTTTTGTACTCAAGGCCGAACAGAGCGTTGAGACCTGGCTCAAGTTCCTTGACCAGTTGTGCGCGTGAAATTGCCATGATTAAGCTCCTTGACCTGCAACACCAGCACTGCCGTACAGGTGTTCATTGATTTTCACTACCACCACGGCATTGGTGCCAAAAGAGTTGCCTGGTACGTCGAACAGACCAACAATCTTCAGGTTCAGTGCAGCAGTTTTTGCGATAGTGGACGAGTCCAGTTCCATGGTGGAAACACCTGTGGTGGTGCTGCCGCCAGTGCCCACGACGTCAGCGTTAAAGCCGACTTGGGTCTGGGCCACGGACTCATCAACCTGGATCAAGAACAGCTGAGCTGGATCGTCGATCACGTCGGCAATGATCTTGCCAGCGGTGATGTTGACAGAACCAGGGTAGTAGTTCTTCCAGGTGGGTTTGCCTGTGGTGGGGTCAATGTAGTTGCAGCCGTTAAACACGCCGACAGCTGCGGTGTGGGTGGCGGGTGCGAACTTGACCAAGTAGCCATCATAAATGGTGACGAGGTCGCCTTGGTAAATTGCTCCGGACTGGTTATCAGCAATTTCGTAGCCGTACTGAGCTTGAGCACCAGTGGCCGAGAGATTGCCCATAGGACGCAGACCGAAGGCTTTGTCGATGTTAGCCATTTGTCATTTCCTTAAAAAGATGAATTTCGTCAGCTCTTAGTGGAGCCGCCGAACGATACGCGGGACTGGCGAGTCGGACGCTGAATAGTCATGCTGTTGTGAGCATTGGCCTTCATCAGTTCGTTATCAGCCGCCTGCAGTTGGTCATTCGCTCGATCGCGGTAATACGCATTGCGCTCTGCAACTGTTTCATCCGGAATACGGGCTAGAAGAAGACCTCCCACGCTGATTACGCCAGCATGTCGGCCATCGTCTACTGTTGGGACGTGATAGTCGGGGTATTCGTCCCCACGAACCAGCTCATACCCCTCACGGAGCTTTCCAGAGATGTTCGTGCGGTCGTCAAAACCACCGGCTTCAGCTCGAATCCAACGGTGCTTGTATCCAGGAGGCGCAGGAGGCGCATCCAGACGTGAAGGAGGTGCCCAAGGCTTACGTCGCGCATCTTTCTCCCGGGATTCGGCCCCGCGAGAAGTGCGATTGAGGGTAGGTAATTTAACGTCTGACATGGTTCAATCCTTTACGTATTTAGCGTATTCCTCAAGAGGAACACCTAATCTTTTGGCAATTGCAACTTGACTTGGGGTCAGTTTGACAGTGCGGCGTGCGTTGTTAATACCCGATGATCGGGATGCAGGTGCCACCGTTTGCACGTTTCGGGTGGTTCTGTTAGTTTGCGCTTGAGGCTGGCTTCCCAATTTTTGAGGGAAGGCCTGCTTTAGGCGGTTGTCTAGTTCATCATAATACTCATTGCTCGCGGGGTCAAATCCCTCCACTTGAATAAGTTGACGGTGGATGCCCCACGCAGCATGAGTCATGGCGGTATCTCGGCCGTACCAAGGATTGCGTTCGGCCCAGTCCTCTACGCGAGGATCAATCTCCTGCTGCACTTGCG